ATCTGCACCATCAAAAACTTCTGAAGGTTTTACCCCTTCATCTCTTTTTCTAACTTTTTCTGCTGCCCTTAACATGCCTAGATCTATGCTATTAAAATTTGCACCATCTGATACTTGAAATCCAGCTGGAATGAATAAATGTATTCTATCAACTTCTTCTGTAATTCTTTCTGCTTGTTTCCCAGTAAGAGAAAAGCATACATGAGGCATTTTATCGTCGGCTTTAGATCTTAATTCCCTAGGGAATGCTATTATTTTTTGCTTATTTGCCATATTTGATCCGTATAAATAGTAGTACTAATTAATTGTTTATAGGTTTATTTATATGAGTTACAAAGGTAGATACACAATAAAATGCCCGGAAAAATATGCTGGAGATGCTAAGAAGGTAGTATACCGTTCTTTGTGGGAAAGACAAGCATTTAAATGGTGTGAAAATAATAAAAATATTAAATTATGGAATAGTGAAGAGATAGTTATCCCATACAAATATGAAGTTGATAAGAAATTACATAGGTATTATGTTGATTTATTAATCCAAATGAAGAATGGAGATACATATTTAATCGAAATTAAACCTAAAAAAGAAACAATTCCACCAAAAAAACCGAAAAGAAAGTCTAAAAAGTATATAAATGAGGTATTAACCTATGTTAAAAATACGAATAAATGGTCAGCAGCTTCGGACTTTGCTGATGCTAAGGGCTGGAAATTCCAGGTTTGGACAGAAGAAACTTTAAAGAATTTAGGTATCAAACTACTAAAGAGTTAGCATAAATAGATATATGGCAAGTTTATTCGATACATTATCATCTCAAGCATTTCGTGCAGGAATTACAACACGTACAGCTCAAAGTAAAAAGTGGTTTCAAAAACAGGTTAGAGAACTTGGTACTGTTAATAGAGAAAGTCTTTTAAAAGATGATGCACTAGATAAAGTTAGTAGAACTCTTGCTGGAAATATGTATATGTATTTCTACGATCCAAAGTTTAAAGAAGTCTTACCATATTATGATAGGTTTCCTTTAACTATAATGTTAGAACCAGCAAAGGGTGGATTCTATGGATTAAATTTACATTATTTAAATTATAAACCAAGAGCTCTTTTTTTAGATGAGCTTATGGCAACAGCACCAGCTAAGATAACAGATAAAAGTAGAATAAGAGCAAGATACAAATTATTAAAAGGTGTAAGAAAATTTAAAGAGTTTAAACCTTGTTTTAAACATTATTTAACTCAACATATAGCTTCTCGTATATCGAGAGTACCAATGTCAGATTGGGAAATAGCTATTTTCTTACCGACAGAACAATTTAAGAAAAAAGGTAAAGTGGCAGTTTGGGCAGAGTCAGCTAAAATTGCTAGGAGAACTTAATGAGTATAGAAGCTATAAAATCAACTATAAGTAAAAAAGGTGGTTTAGCACCATCAAATAGGTTTCAAGTAATTTTTGCTCCACCTGCAGTTTCTTTACTTAATTTAAATCCAGAGAATATTGTTGGATCAATTATTTCTGGTGGATTTAGTATAGCGAATTTAATAAACGATCCAAGAGATATATCTATTCTTTGTTCGAAAGCTACTCTCCCGGGTAGAACAATATCTACATTTGATGCAGATATGCACGCACAACAGAATAAATATCCACAAACGTTTATAGATGAAGAAGTTAGTATGACGTTTAGATTAACTAACGATTATTATATTAAGAATATGTTTGAGACTTGGATGTCAGGCATATTTGATACAGAATCTTATCGAGTAGGATTTAAAAAAGATTACTCGGTTGATGTGGTAATTCAGCAATTAAACCAGAAGAATATTCCGGTTTATGGTGTTAAAATGGAAAAATGTTTTCCAACAAATTTAGCAGCAGTTGAATTAGATAATACTGCAGATAACCAAATGCAAGAAGTTACTGTAACTTGGGCTTATGACAAATACAAACCAGAAGGTCCAATCAGTTCTACAGCTTCTGCATTAAGATCCGCGGTAGATTTTTTAACTTAATGAGAGGATAATATTATGGCACTGCCACAATTAAAGACGGCTACTTATTTAACTAAGATTCCGTCTACTGGTAAAGAGGTTGAGTTTCGACCTTATACAGTGAAAGAAGAAAAAGTCTTAATGATTGCACAAGAATCGAAAGATATGAAGCAAGCATTTAGAGCTTTAAAAAGCGTAATTAAAGATTGCGTAAATGATATTAATATTGAAAAATTAACAATGTTTGATTTTGAATATTTGTTTTTACAGCTAAGATCCAAAAGTGTTGGTGAAGTAGTTGATTTACAAATGAAATGTCAATGTGATAAGGAATGTAATGCTGTCACCCCAGTGCAAGTAGATTTAGATGCAATTGAGGTTTCAGATTTACCAGAATCTAATAACATACAATTAGATGATAAAATTGGTATTACATTTAACTTTCCATCATTGACAATCGCCGAAAAATATAGCGGCGCAGAAGAACAAGGTGTTAAGGAAGTATTTGATATGATTGTTGATTGCACTGAAAGCATATATGATGATGAAGAGGTATATGATTGTAAAAACGAAAAAAGAGAAACTGTTTATTCATTTTTTGAGAGCTTAAGTTCTCAGCAGTTTAAAAAAGTTTCGGAATACTTTCAAAAAATGCCAACAGTTCAACATACTATAAAGTATAAGTGTACAGAGTGCAAAGAAGAGCAAGAGGTAGAGTTAAGAGGACTCCAAAGTTTTTTTACCTAGGCCTCTCTCATGATAGTCTTGTAAACCATTATAAGCTAAATTTTGCAATGATGCAACATCATAATTATAGTTTAACAGAACTTGAATATATGTTGCCATGGGAGAGGGAGATATATGTAGCTCTCTTGCAGGAACATATTAAAAAAGAAAACGAAAGGCTTGAAGAACAAAAAAGGAAAATGAAAAGATGAGCGAAGTAGATAGTAGAAACGAAGTAGAAATTGATTTAGAGAAATATGATACTCTAATTAATAATCTACACGACAAAGAAAAAGAAATTGCTAGAATGAAAGCTGATGCTGAAGCACAGAAAAAAGCAATTGGTCCTAGAAAGAAAAGAAGAGTATTAGATATATTTCTAGATGATAATGATGTAAATGAAAAAGCAATAGTAGGATTTGCATCTTTTTCTATGATGGTTGCATTTGGTATAGTAGATTTAATAACTAGTTATGCTGGAATGGACTTTACAATATCAGATACAATTTACACATCTTTTGTGGTAGTCACATTAGGTTGTTTTGGTATTGCAGAAGCAGGGAAAGCATTTAGCGGAAAATAAATAAGGAAACTTAAATGGCAGAAGACGAAAAAGGTCGAAAGGAAATTAAAAATCCAAAAGGAAGACCGCCTAATGAGAATAAGGCTTCAGAAGAAGCATTAAAAGGAATACAAGCATCTGGTGATGCAGCTGCAAATGAGGCTAAAGTACAAAGTCAACTAAATGAAGTTGCTAATAAACTTGCTGAACAAGGTCTATCTGCCGACGATAAAAGTTTTCAAGAACAAAACCAAGCTCTAAAAGCCATTCAAAATAGTCTTAAGACTAACCCTGGAAATGCAGCAGTAATAGAAGAGTCTTTAGAAAAACTAAAAACATTAGAAGAAGCTGCTGATAAAAATCTAGAAGCACAAAAAGAATCTATCGAAAATGATTCAGTTGTTCGTAGTCTAGAAGATCTTGTAGAAGAAAATAAAAGAACTACTAAACTTTTAACAGCAGATAGTACCGCACAATTAGAATTAAGAAAACAAATTAAGGACCTAAATAATGGATTTTATAGCGGGGAATTTTTTAATGATCCGGAAGCAGATGCAAGAGCACAAGAATTAAAAGATTCTTACGACAAAGCTTCAGCAGATTTAAAAGACGCAATAGAAGCTGGAAATACACAAGCGCAAGATCTTGCAATGAAGCAATTAGAGCAGATAAAAGAAAGCGCAGAGTCAGAAGAGAATCAAAGAGAAGCTAGAAAGATGAATCAACTAGCTAACGATAGATTATATCAAATTGCAGATGCTACAGAAAAAACAGCTGATGGTGTTGGTGATGCTATCTCGGGTGCCCTCGCTC